CTCGGTCTCTTCCCACCACCAATGGAACAGGCCGGTGCGGCTCAGCAGCGCGTCCTTGAACGCCGTGTAGAAGATCAGGAAGCCTTCGTTCTCGGTGAAGACGACGTGGTTGACGCTCTCGGTCTCCGTGACCGCCTGGGCCTCGTCCTGCTCATCGTTGGCGATGAAGGTGGCGACATCATCCCCGCCAATGAATACCTCGATGACATCAGGGAGCACGGTCTCAATGGCTTCCGCCAGGTCGGTGGAGACAGCCGAAGACCGGCCCTCCATCGAAGGCAGATCATCCATCTCGCCGCGCGAGTATTTCAGCGCGCGCTCTCGGGTCGTGACCAGCTCACCGCCGTCACCTTCGCCGAAGCCAACGGATCGCTGGCGTTCGTTGCGGACGAGGGTCAGCAGTTCGTCGTCGGAGCGTTCCAACTCAGATCGCCTTGGCGCCTGCATAGGTGCCGGTAGACGTGGTGTTCACCAGCACGATGCGCCCGACGAGGGTTTGCCCCGCCGTCATGGCGAGGGTCATTTCCGTACCGCCGGCCTCGCTCGTGAAGACGAGGTTGCCAGCCGTCAGGCACAGAGCGCCATAGAAGTTCTGGCCGTTGGTGGCGTGCGGCGTGATCGGCGCCCACACCGGGCAGTAGTCGTTGCGATAGGCCATGGTCAGACAATCCCGATGGTGGGCAAGGCCAGAGCCTTGGGGGTCTTGTTGATCGGTCGGGACAATGCCCCGTAGCGGAAGGCGTCAGCCGCGTGGCTGGCCCAATCGTGGAGGGGGCGCTCTCGCCAGACCTGGCGCTTGCCGTCCCACTCCCGGCGGTACTGCTTCAGAGCCTCAATCCCGCGTTCGCAGCGGTCGGTGTCGAACCAGCAGCGCGAGAGCATCAGGCGGACCGCGTTGATGCCGTCCGCGACCTCCTGCTGGCCGATGATGTCGATGTTGCGCAGGCCCAGCTTGGTCAGCGTCTCGGTTCGGCTGACGCCCGTGCCCAACTCGCGGGCCTCGGCGTCGTGGGGCAGGATGTGCCGACCATAGCGGTAGTCCTTGGCCTCAAGCCGCTTGACGATGGACGGAAGCCCCTCGCCGGAAACCTCCAGGTAGTCGATGATCCGGCGTTCCTGGCCGACATCCTGCACGAACCAGATGGCCGTCGCGTCGTCTATGCCCAGGTCCCACCACGTATTGACCTGAACCGTGGGCTCGATGGGGATGCGGCAGAACCGCTTTTCAGCCTCAACCTTCGCCATCTCGGCGGCGTAATAGGCGCCCTCAATGGACGCATCAAAGTCGCACTCGTACTCGCGGGCGTATGTGCTGGTGTCCATGCTGTCCCGCGCGTCCTTCAGGTCAGCTTGGGAGAGAAGGCCGGTCTCGCTGGCCTTGAGAATCCACGTCTCCCAATCGGCGTCGCCCTTCAGGCCACGGTTGCGGAGGTTGTAGAACTCGTTCTTCCCTCGCGGCGTCCCCGCAAACGCCGCCCACCCACGGCGATCAGATAGGGCCGGGCGTACAACCTCGGTCCAGACCGTGGGGTCCATGTCCCCGAACTCATCGAGGATCGCCCCATCGTGGTAGAGGCCGCGCAGAGCATTGGGATTATCAGCGCCATAGAGGCGAACCCGGCCCCCATTCGGAAGATCAGCCCGAAGCTCACTCTCATTGAACGTCGTCCCCGGAATGGCCCCGGCGTAGTGCTTGAGATAGTCCCAGGCGATGGCCTTCGACTGATTGAGGAACGGCGCGATGTAGCTGAAGCGCGGGCTGGGCAGGGTGCATGTGATCGCGCCCTTAATGCACTCGTTGATGAGCGCGACAGTCTTTCCCGCCCGGCGATGGGCCACCGCGACACGCCACCGCGCCGAGCTGTTGTGGAACGGTAGCCAGACCTTCCGGGGAAGGTATGGGACTACGACTTCGACGGATCTGGCGTGGCTTCCGAATCCGTCTGCGCCCAACGCATCACCTGTTGAACCGGGCCGCCATCAGCGTCCGTGTGTTTCATCTGCACGGCGTCGCCGTACTTCTTCGGGGCAAGTTTGCTGGCGGACCAGCGGCGCGCATCCCAAGCCAGGCGGCCTAGCGATGCGTCTGTTGCGTTCAGCGCGTCTCGGAGCGCCCTGGAGGCCTGCACGTCGGCGATGACCTCGCGCGCCTGCGTGTACGCCTGACGGAAATCTTCGTGCTGGGCGATCCAGCGATACACGCTCCGATCCGAAGGCATTCCCTCGCGTGCGCAGACTTCTTCGAGCCCGCCGTCAGCGTAGGTCATTTCCTCTAGGATCTTTGCCGCCAGTTCGGGCGTGTATGCGCTGGGTCTACCCTTAGCCATTCAGCCCCTCGGCTTAGTACGTGCTCGCCACCGGCCCCAGGCTGGCGGTGAAGCCGGTCGGAACCGTGAACGCGGGGAGGGTGCCGTAGACCTGGCCCGTGAGCTTGCCGGCCTTGAAGTTGCCGAGAAGGTGCGAGCGGAACCGGGCGCCGGTGTTGTTGCACTGAAGCAGGATGAAATACTCAGCCGGCCCCTTGGCGGCGTAGGGGGTCGAGAGCGCAACCTGCTGATAGGCGGCGGTTCCCGATTGGGCCGTGGAGGCGGTCGAGGCGACCACGACGCCGTTGGAGTCGGCCAGGGCCATCGTGATGTTGCCGGCCACAGCCGAGCCGTTCAGGACCGACAGGCCGGTGATGGTCACATTGCAGGGGATGAACACGCGAGCCAGGTAGGTCTCGGTCACGACGGGGGTGGTGTCGGTGCCTTGGGTGGCGGTGACGGCGGGAGCGTCGCCGGTCGCGTAGGAGGCAGGGGCGGTGTAGCCGAGCGCGGCGTTGATGCCGCCCTTGTTCACTTGTCCAACGGTAGCCATGGGTCAGGGCCTTTCATGCCGAAACTGACGGAGGGGGATAGGTTTCGCGCTCACCGACCTTGTGCGTAATGCGCTAGGCGCTGGCGGGTCTGTGTCGGGGCGCGAAGGGGGATGGCGTCCGTATGAAACGCCGAAACTTTCTGGATAAATCCCGTAATTAGGTGTTGACCTTACGGGGGATTGCCGTATGTTGGTTCTCACGAACGGGGCAGCGCCCCACCTGATGAGGACGAACGAAATGACCAGCCAAGCCCTGAAAATCGCCCGCGCCGAAGTTAGCAAGCACGAATTCGGCTCCCAGGCTTGGGAAGCGGCGATGGAAGTGGTCCGCGCCTTGGTTCAGGCCGAAATCGCGGCGGCTCCGAAGTTCGTTCACACCAGCCGCGAGGGTGACGTGTGGTCCGTCTAACAACGAGCAGGGCGCTAATCCGGGCGGTTAAATACTGCCCGGCTTGCCGCAGGGGGTTTTTATCAACCCCACGACGTGGAGACGGTAGCGCGCATTGGCGTTGCCGGTACTGTAAACACGAATGGGCAACAGATGACCCCCGCTGAACTCTACGCCGCCCGTCGAACCCTCGGAGAACTCTGGGGGTTCGGTCGCCCGCTTCACGCCTCAGAGATGGGGCGTGCGCTGCGTTTGGCTGGGCGTGATCCCGGCGAGAGCATCCGCGACTATGAACGCAGGACCACTCGGATTAGCGGGCCTGTGTCCGTTGCGGTTGAGATGATGCTGCGCGGCGCTCTGCCGCCTGATGGTGTTCCGCGTTAGCGATGGGGGTGAAGCCGTATTGGCTTTACGAGGGGAGCGGGGTCGGATGGCCCGGCGAAATCTGGATACGGGCGCGGCGCATCTGGCGCAATCGCTGCCCTTAAGCTTTTGTCGCACGGTTTTAGTTAGTCGTAAAGCGCCTATCGCATCCTGTAGTGGTCGGCCAGCAGATCCAACGCAACCAGTAGCACCGTCGTCATCTTCTCGACCTCGCGCTGGGGTGCGCCTGGCAGGGCTTCCCAGGGGGTCAGGTCGCGGACGCAGACCAGCTCGAGCGCGGCCATCATGCCGGGATGCAGGCTGAGCGCGACCTGGGCGTGGGCGAGCCGGGCCTTGGCGTCGGTCTCCTGGATCGCGATGGGAAGCGACGTGGCGCCCGAGCCTCGTGGATCGTCGTTGAGGCAGGATCGGAGCGGGGCGAGGCCTGAGACAGCCGACAGCCGGCCATCGACGCCGTACCGCTTCCCTGCGGCGGCCTGGAGGCGGTTCACGCGCTTCTTGCTGATCAGCCAGTCGATGCCGCCCATGCGCTTCGGCGGGGCCTTGGGGGCGTTGTTGTTGGCCGCGTCGGGCTTCGGCGGGGGGGCGATCTTCCTGGCGTCGCGCTTGGTGCGCTTGCGAGAGGCTACAGAGGTCATGGTTTATTGGTCCTCCCGGATCGGTTGAACGACCTGAGGTGTCCACTTGACCTTGAGAGGCACAAACTCAAACTCGGTCTGAGTTTCCCGCATGTGAGCTGACAGGAATGCCTCTGCCTGTTCTCGGAACAGAAACCCGCCCGCCTCTCCTATCGTGCGCCATGAATGATAGCCCACCGGGCCGGATGGCGGCCCAAGGTCAAAACGCCCAAAATGATAAATGTGCACATCGACACGAACGCCATCGTACTCGCTGGCATACCATCGTCCGTCCGTTCCACGATGGATGGTCAGGGTGGAGGCGGGAGGGTTGGCCTCAAGGTCGGCGACGTAGAGACCGTTCAGCGCCCGCCACCAGCGCCACGCTTCGGCTTTGCGCCGACTTTGTTCCCGCTCCCGCTCCCAATAGCTAACCATGATCGGGACAACTTCAGTCGACACGGCTGGCTCTGGCGGACTTCGATAGGAAGCCATGACGAAACCAACCGCTAAGACACCGATGAAGACCGCGAAGACCGCGAAGGCTTCCATCACTCGGCTCCCGGGCTTGTGTGACCAGCCAGCCCGGAGGGCGGCGCCACTGTGGTCGATTGGGCGTGGTCCCGGGCGGAGCCATCCTCTTCAAACGACAGCAAAACTCCCCCTTCCTCTAGGGCTTGGAGAGCGGCTTGGGCGGCCCGCTTCTGCTGGCCTTTGGTCAAGCGAGCAGAGATCGGAACTGCATCGCCAATCCCCCTCGCGATAGCCTCTAGAGCTTCGGATCTGGTCATGCGGCGCGCTCCTGTGCGCTCAGCACGATCTCCCGAAGCCGCTTGATCTCCCCTCCGATCCGCTTGGCCGACGCCTGGGCCTCATGCCATTGCGGCGGCATCTCATCGGGCGTCAGTTGGCGCTTTAGGGTCATGCTGTACATCGGCCCGTGGAGGCCCTTGATGTTGTGGGAGACGATCTGGAGGTGACGGATTTTCTCCTTGACGGTCAGGTCGCGATACTCGTCATCGCTGATCGGCCGCCACGGATGGACCTTCCCGCCGGAGTTATCGACCTTCGCCACAGAGCGGACCAGGGGCAGCAATTGGCCTGGCGTGGGGAACTTCGCGCTCTCGCCCTGCCGCCACTTCCGGCACGCATGGTTGACCGCCTCGATGGTGTATTCCCCCAGATCCTCGACCCAGCCCCGAAGCCAGCGGGTGCGGTCCTCAACGCTCATCAGCGGGGGGCGGCAATGGACCGCCAGGGCTTCGATGGCTTCAATGATTTCGTTCGATTTGGCCATTTCACGATCCTTCGAGGACACGGCGGCGGGCTTCGGCTTGATCGGCCCCTAGCTGGGCTGAGAACGATCCTCCCGGCGGCCCCGTGGCCCTGTGCTGGGCGAGATCGACCACATCCGGCGCCCCAGCCTGCCGCCGGTCCCGAGCCTCGCCGGCCATCCGAACCGCAAGCCTCCAGTTGGTCATGCTGCCGGGTCCGTGACGGCCTAGCGACCAGGCCGCCGCACCCCTCACACCGGCTTCGATGTCGTCCAGGGAACACGGGTTCTTCCCGTTCATCGCCGCCCGGAGGTCATGGATCGACGCGATGCCGGAAGATCTCGCCAAATCCGCGAGTGCAACGCCCGCCCATTCCTGCGCGAGAGAGGGAGAGAGTATTCCAGTTATCTCTGAGTTAGAGTTTATATCTCTTACGCGCGCGAGGGGCGTCTTAATTTCAGACGCTTTAAGACGCTTTAAGACGCTTTCAGACGCTTCGGCGGGGTTCTCTTGGGCGTCTGAATTAAGACGCTTTTCAGACGCTTTAAGACGCTGCTTGGCGTCGTAGTAGCGACGGTTTCGAGCCTGGCGCGCCGAAAGTTCAGGCGCAGATGCGAACGCCTCTTCCATCTCGGCAATAGCTCGCACGACGTCGCCGTGATCCATCCCGGCGGCGAGCATGTTCTTGAGTGCTACGGCAAGCGGTCCCATGCCCGTTACAATACTACCTCTGCCGCTTCGTCCCCTGCGGTCAGGTGACTTCTCCAGGGGTTGCCCCCAGGTTTCCGCACCGGCTGTGGGCAACCCGACCGCGTGGCATGGGCGGCGATCCCGTGGTGAACGCTGGAATGGTCCCTGCCGAGGTATCTGCCGATCATGGGCAGGCTGTATTTGCCGAGCTGGTGAAGCTCCCACATGGCTTCCTGGCGGGCTCTGGAGATGTGTCTGTGCTGCTTGTCGCTGACGATCTCGGATAGCTTGACCCCATGCTTCAGGGCGACAGCCATCAGCACCTTCCTGACCGCCGTGGGGAAGGATGGGCGCCACACCTTCGGCGGGGGGGCCATGATCTTCGGCTTGGGCGCTTCCGGGAGGATGGTGTTGGCGGTTAGCTCCACCTTCGGCATGAAGGGCAGCACGACGCCCACAGGACGCCCGAGCATCTTGGCGATGGCAGGGGCCGGCTGGCCCTTCTCAGCGCGTTCCTGCACGAAGCGGAACTCGTAGTCGTCCAGCCCAAAGCGCCGGGCGGACACGGTGTTGTCGGACCAGGCCATCACGCAGCCCTCGGCTTGACGGCCTTGCGACCGATGTAGTTGTCCGTCGCCTTGGTCAGGGCCGCACATAGGCGCCCGATGCCGCCAGCTTGCCTGAAGTCGGCCATGGCATGGACCTCCTCCGGCGTCGGCGCGCGGCCATAGTGGTCGGCGAAGGTCATGAGCATGGACAGGAGCGGATCAGGTTCTGTCGCCACGGTCAGACCTCCGTGATTTCAAAGCCGCAGATCGCTTTGAAAAGCTTGGCTTTGATGCGATAAACTGGATGCTTTCGGGTGATCTCCGACTTCACGTCCTCGACCACGAAGGAGCCGACATTCTGGGCTCCGGGCTCGGGCCGGGTGCAGTAGCTGAAGTCGCCCACATACGTGCAGATCGAGTGTTCGTTGATCTTGAACGGAAACCGGGGCTGAACCTTCAGGTCGCGGATTTCGCCGGCCATCTCCAGCAGTCGAAGCTCTCCATACCGGCGAGCCTCTTTCTTCGACGCAAAGCGGAAGCCATCGACCTCGGTGACGACGTTCCCGAACTTGGACGGACGCTTCACGCCCCCCCCTCCATCTCAATGTGGAGAACTCGGTTCGTGGCCTTCATGAACTGGTGGAGGTAGGTGTTTTGATCTCGGGTGTCGTTGCGTCGGCAGGCGTCAACGTAGAGGTCTGCCGCGGCTACACGGTCCATACGAGCGCGATCCAGCTCGGTCAGTTCAGGAAGAGGCTTTCCGGGGAACAGAACCTTGACCAGCCGTGTTAACCATCCACGGGTGGGGCTGTGCGATTGGGCGTTGTGGGCAAATGTCATGCGAACAGGTCCCCTTGAGTTGTGATTGGAGCTTGGCGGGCGGCAAAGCGGGCCTGCATCTTCGCCAGCTCGCGTAGGACCAGGGCCTCGGGCGGGCGCTTGTCAGGGTTAGCGGCGTAGTAGTCGTCAAGGTTGACGCCGGCTTCCTCGAATGAGACCGAGACCTCGTCATCGTCCAAGTCGTCTGATGCCTTGCGCCGGCCCATCATCCCCTCCCGAGCCTGTCGGCCTTACCCTTGAGCTTCTCGATCATGCCACACCTGCCGTCGCAAACAGCGGGGCTTCCACGACCACCTTGCCGACGTCCTTCAGATTGCGGACGGCCTGGGCGAAGTAAGACGGCTTGAGTTCGAATCCGATGCCTTTGCGGCCCATCTCCACCGCGCAGAACACTTCCGAGCCGATACCCAGGAACGGGGTCAAGACGGTGTCTCCCTTGGCGCTCCACAGGTCAATGCACCGCTCGATCACATCAAGCTGAAGCGGGGAAATGTGCTGCTCGTCATTCTGATCACGCCCACCTCGATATTGCAGGGTCCGCGATGGGTCGATGTCAGACCACACGGGAGAGGCGTACCGCTGCCAGACGAGGATTGACGCCCATTGCTCATAGGGCCACGCCGTGCGGCCTTCCGCGACCGTCTCAGCAGCGTGCTTGGCATATGCCTGGCGAGAGATGTCGAGGCCGGTCCCGATGAACTGCTCGAAACCCCCGGCGATGGGTTCGTCATTCTCGCCAGGCTTGCGGAATGTGACCACATAGTCGGCCAATCCTTGCCCGCTCATGGCGCTGTCCTTCACGATCTGCTTATGCAGCAGCCGCAGGGACTTGGTGCGCTGCTGGGCAATCACCGGGTCCTTCCAGATGCAGACCTCGGAATGGAAGATCCAGCCGGCGTCCTGATAGGCGCGGATGATATCGCCCCGGAAGTCGCGCACCCCGATATAGCCGTGGCGGGTCTTGCTGGTCGGAAGCTGCATACAGTGGACGCTGTGGAGCCGTCCCGGCTTGGTGACGCGGAACAACTCCTGGATCAGGAAAGCGTAGTGCTCCCAGAAAGCCCCGCCTTCGTTGTTGGAGATGTCTCGGTCGAAGTTGCTGAACTTATAGAGGCCCTCGAACGGCGGGGAGTGAACGCCGAAGTGGACGCTTTCCGAAGGGATGGCGCGGATCAGCTCGCAGCTATCGCCCTGGTAAATGGCGTAGTCATCGGTGATGACCTGATCGACGGCCTTGATGTGTTCGATGATTTTCATGCGGCAATCCAATTCGGCAGGGCGAGCGGCATGGTCGGGCGATAGTCGCCTCGATCACGAACGGCGCCACGGATTTCGAGGGAAGTCAGGTCGGCCATGTGCTTGAGCATCGCGCCGGCCATGCGGTCAGCGTCGGCTTCTTTGCGCTTCAGATTCGCGACCACCGCGCCCTCGGTTTCCGCCGCGATCATGTGGACGGTGACGGGCTTGGTCTGGCCGAACCTCCAGAAGCGGCGGACGGACTGGTAGAATTGCTCCCAGCTATCATTTAGGCCGATAAATCCGCAATCTGCACAGTGCTGGAAATTGAGGCCCATGCCGCACACGGCGGGCTTGGTGACGAGAACGCGGGTCCGACCTTCGATGAAGTCGATGATCTTGCGTTCCTTAACTTCGTCGGTGTCGGAGCCCTTGGTCTCGACGGCGCCGGGGATGGCTTTCGCCAGCGCCTCACTCTCAGCGTTGAGATTGCACCACCAGACGAATGGGCGGTCAGTGGGCGTGACCTTGATGGCTCGCGCCACACGCTCAGCTACCGTGTCCCGGCGGGCAGATATCCGCTCGGCAAGCGTCGCGGCCTGGATCGGGAACAGGAACCCCGTCTCGGCGGATGGCCTATATTCGACATCGACCGTGTGCTGCTCATAGGTGAGCGGCGGCAGGTTATAGCCGTCGTCGGCATACCCCAGATCGGAGGGCTTGCGGAGCATGACAGCCCATGATGCCATCCAGCGCCAGAACTCATCCTCCGCATGGCCCTTGAGCCGCCACGCCTGCGTTTCCCCGCCATCGTGGACGAAGAACGTGGCGAGCATATCGGTGTAGGACATGACCCCCAGAAACTCGGCGTGGTTGCCAAGCTCCATAAAGTCGTTCGGCGCCGGCGTCGCGGTCGCGGCCAGCCGGAAAGGAACCTGCGCACATTGCTCAATCAGCATGTTCCGAAAGGCGCCATTACTGGACTTCAGGATGCTGCTCTCGTCCAGAATGACCCCGCCGAACTTGGTCAGGTCGAAATGTTCAAGCTTCTGATAGTTGGTGATGTTCGTGCCGGCCAAGCAGTCGGCGGCGGTGCGGACCTGGCGCGCGGAGATCCCGAATTTGTCGGCCTCGCGCACCATTTGCGCGGACACCGCGAGCGGGGCCAGGTGCAGGATATCCTTTCCGGTTTCCCTGTGGATCGCATCGGCCCATGCCAGCTCCATGAAGGACTTGCCCAGCCCCGTGCCGGCGAACAGAGCCGCGCGACCACGGCGCAGCGCCCAAGCTGTAATGTCCCGCTGGAAGGCAAAAAGCTGGTCTGGAAGGTCCGGGCTTGATGTCAGGCCGGTCGGCGGATCGGTGATCGCCTTACGGGCCAGGAACTCGTGATATGCGTCGATGCTCATGTGGGTTGAACCCACGCACGGCGGTCTGTATATTTCGTCATGGCGTTAGCTTCTCCTAAAAGCTGATGCTAGGGCGGGTTGATCGCGTCACACGATCCCCGCCCGCCCCACTTATCCGATCAGATAGCGGATTGGTCAATGCCGCCGCCCCATCTCAGGGAGAGCGGCGCGGGGGTTATGCCTTCCGCCCTCCCTGACGCTGGGATCGCCCAGCACGCGCACGGACGCGGCCCTGGAGAAGCCAATCGTGCGCGGATTGCTCATGCCTTGGCCCTGTCGATCTTTTCGACCGCTTCCGCCAAGCGCACGATGGTTTCGATATTTTTGTGCGTCCAGTCGCGCTTGGCGAAGGATTGGATGGTGGACATGGGCACACCGGATTTACGATGCAGCTCAAATTTGCCACCCCTCACCGAGGCGATGGCGCGAAGCCGTTCGATGGTCGCTGCGAAATCAGTCATGCGAAATAGGTGGCCTAATTTGCGACGGGACGCAAGGCGAATTATCGCACAAATAGTGCTTGCCAATTGCGATTGTTCGTTTAGGTTGGGTTCAACACCAGGGCAACACGCCCGAGGAGAACCCAGATGATCACCCGCACCAAGCAAGACTGGACCCCCGGCGAGACGGTCAAGGTCGGCTTCCTCGTTCTGGAGGTTGTCGAGGCCATCCCGACCCCCGGCGACTATCGCCCCGACGACTACCGCCTCTGGAACCCCAAGAGCGGCAAGAAGTACACCTTCACCCCGCACCACGGCATCGCCGCTGGCTGGTTCGACCAGTTCGGCTCGGAGGTGGCGTGATGCCCTTCGACGCGAACCCCCATCCTGAAACCGTTGAAAGCGCCTACGCCGCGCAGACCGCTCCGCGCCGCCGCACGCTGGACGACATCGACCGGGAACTGGCCGGGATGATGAAGCCGTCCCACGTCGGCCTCGCCACCATGAGCGGAGATGAGGGTCCGTCCCTCGTGACCATCGCTCATAGCTGGAAGGGGAAGCGGCTGTGAGCCTGTTCCTCTGCCACGTCTGCGATGAACTCTGCGACGCCGATGACGGCTGCGAAGAAGGCCCCGGCCTGACCCTGATCTGCGTCGATTGCGCTGACGAGGCCGAAGCCGAGCGCGAAGAGGCCGAAGACCTCCGCCGCGCCAATCCCCTTGAACCTGACTTTCGGAGGCTGTGATGAGCCGCCATGTCCTGAGCGCGCTAGACGCTGCCGACCGCCTGAACCGTGCCGCCGCGCTGATCCGTGAGGCCGGGGGCATTCTGGATCACGTCTGCGCCGCGGCTGGTCCTGCCATCAACAGCCAGATCGAGGCCATCCCCGGCCAAGACCGCATCGGCTCCGACCTAGCTAGGCAGATTGAAGCCCTGGCCGACGCCCTGCAACTAGCCCACGACACCTCCATCGCCGATCACGACAAGTCCTGCCGGGAGATGGACGAAGCCATCGCTGCGGCTCCCACGGGCGAGATCGAGGTCATGCTGGCGGTTCGCGCCCTGGCGGTGCAGCCGTGACCCCCCGCCCCACCTTCGTTCAACACCACATCTCCCCTTCCGACGAGGCCATGTGGAACCCCATGGGAAAGGTCTGGGCAAATGCTGTCCAGCAGTTTCCTCCGAAGAAGGACCGATCAAGCTGGTGGCTGGTCTTGGCCGGCTTCGTCGCTGTCGTGGTCGCGTTGGGGGTCGGACTGTGAAGCTCTCCGAAACCGATCAATCCGCCGTTCAAGAGGCTTTGCGGGTGGTCCGAGAGTTGGCCGAGGACTGCGTTCCGTTCGGCGATCTCGACACGATCCGCGACGCCCTAGGCGCCACCCGAGCCGCGATCCTGCGGGCTCACCTGACCCTCAACACCGCCGAGGAAAACGCCCGTGCGGCGGCTCGGCAACGCCTGGAGACAGTAGCATGAGCGGCGATATTTTCCAACGCCTGGCCGCGCCCTTCCCGGCGCATCTCGTCTCCTGGCGGGTGGGTTCCACCACAGGCGACAAGTCTAAGGGCATGGCTCTGGCATTCATCGACGCCCGCGACGTGATGGAGCGGCTTGACGACGTGTGCAGCCCTGCCGGCTGGCAATGCCGCTATCCACACGCCAACGGCAAGACCGTCTGCGAAATCGGCCTGAAGGTCGGTGACGAGTGGATCTGGAAAGCCGATGGCGCCGGTGACACCGACGTCGAGAAGGAAAAGGGCGCTCTGTCCGACGCCTTCAAGCGCGCCGCCGTGCGCTGGGGCATCGGGCGCTACCTCTACCATCTGCCCTCGCCCTGGGTCGATCTGGAGGCCAAGGGCCGCACGCACGTCTTCACCGAGGCCTCGCGCAAGAAGCTGGAGGCGCTGCTTGTCCGTGACGCCGCCGCGACAGCTCCGAAGCCGGCCCAGACTGACACCCGCATCGCCCCCGCGACCGGCGCTGCACCCATCAGCCTGATCGAACGCAGCAAGGTGCTGGAAGGCACGATGCGAGCGGCCAAGACCCCCGACGAACTGCGCAAGGCGTGGGATCGCGGGGAGCAGCTTCGCGGGATGCTGGACGACAAGGAGCCCGAGCGGTTCGTGGAACTGACGGACCTCTACAAGGTGCTGTTCGACAAGCTGGCCGATCTGGTGTCGGCATGAGCGACGCCCTCCAAGACCTTCGCCAGGAAGGCCGCGAAGTCGCCGGCCTGGCCGCCCGCATCCGCGATCTGTGCGGCGATGACGAGCAAGCCTTCACCGACACCCTGGACGGCGAAACCGAGGCTGTGGAGGCCGCGCGCCGGGTGGTCCGGTGGATTGCCGAGCAGGGCGCCCAGGAGGCTGCCTGCAACGGTCTGGCGAACACCTACAAGGCCCGCGCCTCCGTGTTCTCCGAACGCCAGGAGCGCGCCCGGCTGGCCCTGTTCCACTTCCTCAACGAGATGGGCCAGCGGTCCATGCCGCTTCCGGAGGCCACGCTATCCATCGTCGCGGGCCGCGTGAAGGTCGAAGGCGAGCCCGATCTGGAATTGCTGCCCGACCGCCTGGTGCGCGTGAAGCGAGAGCCCGACAAGGCCGCGATCAAGGCCGCGCTGGAGGCGGGGGAGGTCGTTCGCGGCTGCACCCTGTCGAACAACGCCCCCACGCTTATGATCCGTGTGCGCTGATGGCTGAAACCCTCCTCATGCACGTCCATGACTGCCCCGCGTGCGGTGTCAGTCTCCAGGCCAGCGACCAGCTTGCCGAGGAAGATCTGAACGCGCTGTCCCGCGCCAAGGCGTTCATGGTGGACGTGCGCCACCCGCGCTCGCTTCCGCAGCATCGGTTCCTGTTTCGCCTGATCCGCTTCACCGCCCAGGCCACACCCACGGGCGTCAGTGAGCACGCCCTGCGGACCTGGCTGACCGTGCGTACCGGCCACGTTGAAAGCCTGCCGCTTGGATTCGGGAAGTCCTACGAAGCGCCCCGCAGTTGGGCCTTTGAGAAGATGGAGCAGCCTGAGTTTCAGAAGCTGTTCGATGACGTGGTGCATCTCATCCTGACCGAGGTCGCGCCCAGCCTGTACGAGCGGTTCGCCGATGATTTCCTGGCGATGCTGGAAACCAACAACCGTGGCAGCAAGGGAGCGGGCGGGGTTCGTAGCCCCGCCCGTGCCGCCTGATGCGCCAGCCCATCGCCTCCAAGCTTGCCGAGCTGCGCGCCCAGGTCGTTGAGATCCAGGCTCGGAAGTCCTTCACCCCCGCCCAGCGCAAAGCCGTCTACGAGGCCCAGGAAGGGCTTTGCGCGGCCTGTGAGGAACCCCTGGCTGGCAAGTTCGAGATCGACCACGTCATCAGCCTGGGGATCGGCGGAAAGCATGAGCCGGGCAACTGGCTCGGAAAATGCCGGGCTTGCCATGTGGCGAAAACCGCCATCGACCGGAAGGTCCAGGCCAAGGCGGCGCGGATCGTGCGTCGCGAGACGGAAGGCCAGTCCGCCAGCCGGCTTCAGTCGCGCGGCTTCGACAAGTCCCGCACCCGCGGCTTCGACGGCAAAGTTCGGGAGCGTTCCGCATGAACCGCCGCATCACCGAAATCATCATCGCCCTTTGGATCGCGAGCGTCCTGACGGGCGTGCTGGTCCTGGCTGATCAAGCCCTGGGCCTGAACATCGCCAACGTGACGGAGCAAGAACAGTGATCGACCCCAAAGCCATCAAGCCCGGCGATGAAGTGACGGTGCGGGCGACAGTCAACGGCATGGTCCCGCGACCTAGCGGCTCGGCTAAATTTCGGGTCAGCCTTCCTCCCAAGCTTTGGGTCTGGATCGAGGCCGAAGACATCGCCACCCACACCCCGGCCCCGTACGAGTGGAAGAAGGGGGATCGGGCGAGAGGCCACGAGGACATTTGCTACCTCGTTGAGGCTGTCCACGGAGATTGGCTCTGGGTCCGCCCTCCAGATGGCACCATGCCATACACCGCCCGCGCCTCCGACCTCACCCCCATCCCCCAGGACGGCGAGCAATGACCAGTTTCACTCCGGGGCCTTGGATTGCCGCTGCCAGCCCGTCAAGTGTCGTCGGATGGCCCGTCGTGGCCCGACCCATGGGGCGGTCCATCTGCAACGTGTCGTGGCTGCCAGGCCTTCCAGATGACGCCACCGCCGAGTGCGCCGCCAACGCCCGCCTGATCGCCGCCGCGCCTGCGCTGCTGGAGGCGCTGCAACGCCTCGCCGGGATGCTCAGCGGTGACGGCATGAGCGCCCAGGACCGGTGCGACGCTTACGAGATCGCGGACGCCGCCATCGCCAAAGCTACGGGAGCGCCCCAATGACCCCCCAGGATCAAGAGGCTGTAGAGCGGCTGACCGACCCCACCAACCCCGTCCTAGCCGTAGAGCTTGAGCCCTGTCCGTTCTGCGGTGGCGATGCCGAGATGGACACTCGCCAGGGCTACACCAACTGTTTCAACGGTCGGCCTGAAACCGGCATCGCCATCTACTGCCGGGATTGCGGCGTCCAGCACATGATCTGCCGGGGTGACGTTCCTGACGTTGAGCCCGAACACGTCATCGAGCTTTGGAACCGTCGCGCCCACCTCTCTCAGGGGTGGAAGCCGGATAGGGAGGCGGTGGCGCGGATCATTGACGCGGAAGCGTTCGACATCGACCTAGAGGTGTTCGCCACGGCTCGATGGGGAAGCGCCACCGAGGGTCGCGTCGCCGTCGCGCAGATCATGCTGGCCGAACGCCAAAAGGCCGCCCTCGTCAAAGCCGACGCCATCCTCGCCCTCCCGACCCCCGCCCCCAAGGATGAGCCCGGCGAGGAGTTCCTGGAGTTCAAGGAGGCGCTCTCCGACGTGCGTTCGCTGCGTCAGGAGCACCGCGATCTGACCGGAGGCGGCCCCGGATGGTCCACCCGCTGGGAAGCCGCGTGGAAGGCCGTCGATGAGCTTTTCGCCAACGAGGATGAGGCGGCTTGGTGTCGCCAGCAAGAGGACGCGCACGGATGACCGACTTTGCATGGCTGATTGAAGCGCCCGGCCAGCGCTACCTCGCCACCCGCCACTTGGGCCGCGATGAGTTCCACTGGACCCAGGACGCAGCGAAGGCCACCCGGTTCTGTTCCGAGGCGCAGGCGGACGGCGTGATGATGGCCGTGCGGGAACTCGCGCCCGACCTCTTCGCGTTCGCGGCCAATCTCGGGGACGCCAAGCCCACGGAGCACGGCTGGCTGACCGCCCCCAAGGATGAGGGGTGGAGGACGCCTGAAGGCTGGGTCCTCGTGCCGCGCGAGCCGACTGAGGCGATGTTGAAGGCCGCGTTCGGCGCCATGAACGAAACCCCGAGCGGAACATGGAAGCGCATGAAGGCGGAAGGCCAAACGCCGCGCCGGTTGTTCGACGTGAAGATGGCTCCCCGATACCGCGCCATGATCGCCGCCGCCCCCACCCAAAGCGCCGGGGGGACGGAGACGTGAGCCGGTCAGGATACATCGAAGACATGGACGACCAGTGGACGCTGATCCGCTGGCGCGGAGCCGTGGCTAGTTCAATCCGGGGGAAGCGGGGGCAAGCCTTTCTGCGCGAAGCCCTTGCCGCCCTAGACGCGTTGCCTGCGCCCGAGCTGGTTTCCAACGACCTTGAAGCCGATGGCGCATTTTGTACCCTTGGTGCGGTCGGCCGTGCGCGCGGAACCGACCTGAAGAATGTCGATGCTGAAGATCACGAGGCGGTCGCCAGCCTGTTTGGCGTCGCCCACCCGCTCGCCTGCGAGATCATGTGGGAGAACGACGAGGGGTCCGCTTACCCGGAAACGCCGCGTGCTCGCTGGGAGCGGATGCGCCGTTGGATCGTGCGCCTTCTGAAAGACGACCAGCCGTCCAGCACCGCCCTACACCAAGCCCCGACCCCCAGGACGGAGGATGGAAGCCGTGGGTGAGCCTCTGACCCTGCGTTGCGAGAAGTGCGGCCGGTCGATGGCCTATGACCGCACCATCGACCCTTCAATCCCGGCATGGGTTGCGACCCTGGCTCAGTCCCATTGCGATGCTGACGACTGTGACACGGGCGACCGGCACACAGAGCGTTGGCTGGATAGCAACGGAATTGAACGCGACCCCGCCCTCAAGGACCACCCCCAATGACCACCCCGACCACCCCCTCCGACGATCTCGAAGCGGCTGCGAAAGTGGCGGCGGAAGGACCCGGCCCGTTAACATTGCTGGCCGACCGCGAGTGGCAAGACCTTTGCGAAAAGGACGACCGCACGAGCCCGGCGGATTACCCGGAAATGTGCCTGATCACCCGCAACGAGTTGGGCGGCATCATCTGCGAGGGCTTCCTACTCGCCAAGGATCAGGGCGCTACCGTCCATCGCGCCTTAGAGGCAAAGGTCGTGGAGTTGGTAGCCGAACGCCTCGCCGACAAGGCAAGGATAGCGGAACTGACGGCCCTGGCCGATCAGCTTGAGGAAGGCTGGGACATCAGCCGGATGGAATGGGTGAAGCTGGTCCAGCACGAAATCGACAAACGGAAAGCCGCAGAAGCCGCCCAAGCGAGGGCGGAGTTCCTGTTGGCGGTCATGGCGGCGACGTTCGATGGCCCTCATGGCTGGTGGGAAACGCGCCGCCTCTGGCATAGCGCCGTGCAGGACAACTACGAAAACGCCTACGTCGAGCAAACCGTCGCTGATGAATGGCGCAAGCGGAAGGACGCCGCAGAAGCCGCCCTCCGCGCCTCTCAAGAGGCCCTGGGAAAGGCGGCGGAGGGGTTGAGGACCGCCGCCGATGTACTGGAAAGCGAAGCCCGGAAAGCGGGCTCGCCCATGTTGGCACAAGCCTCCTTAGACGCCCGCCAGTCCCTCGCCCAGGCGGAAGGGGGAGGGGAAGATAAGGGGGTCCTTCCGGGAACTCGCCCTGACGACCTGAGGGCCTCGCGCGGTGAGGGGAGCGGGGAATGAGCAGCCTCTTCCGCGAAGCCGATCTGCCGATCATCCGTCCGGCGCTTTCAGAGCACGCCAAGGGCCTGGTGAAGGCTTCCGCCGAGATGATGCAGGCCACCATCGCCGACCACCAGCCGACGCATATCGTCTCGATGGTGTCGGGTGGACGGGACAGCGCCCTCGCCCATGCGGTCGCGGAAGAAATCGGCCTACCGATCACCCTGATCCTTCATGGCAGGACTGGTACTGGCATCCGCCAAACGACCGAGCATGTGACCGACTATTACGGCTCGCGTCAGGCGGACTTCGCCATCGCGGACGCTGGCGACGCCTACGAGCGATACGTCATGCGCAAGGGGTTCTTCGGCAAGGGTCGCGGCGCTCACAACTTCTCGTATCGCATCCTGAAAGCCGACCCCTTCCGGGCGGCCATCTCGCGTCTGATCCGCAAGCGGCAACCCAACATCCGGGTGATGCTCCTCAACGGCGCCAGGGCGTCGGAGAGCGACAATCGGCGCGTGAACCTCAAGCGGGAGCGGATGGATAAGGGGAACCTCTGGTTCAACATTTGCCACGACTGGACCGCCGAGGACCGAGACAACTATCTCGCCGCCAAGGGCGTACCCATCAACCCCGTCGCCAAGGCCCTCTGCCGGTCTGGCGAGTGCATGTGTGGGACCATGCAGACCGCCGCCGAGCGGATTGAAGCCGCCGCCATCTATCCCGAGTGGGGCGACTGGCTGAACGAGCTGGAAGCACGCGCCAAGGCAAAGCACGGCTGGGGTTGGAACGACACCGGCCCGCGCTACATCGATCCAGCCCAGCAGGACCTATTCCAACCCATGTGCGCCGAGTGCGAGCGCGAACCGGAGGCCGCATGAGCGAACGCGACTGGACTACCAACGACAAGGCCGACGCCGAAGAGTTCCGCCAGCACCGCGAATGGTGGAGGCGCCCCGACCCATTCGACCCAGCCAATGCGCCTGACGAGCCCGCCGCGTGCTGCCCGTTCTGCTGGCGTGAAGCTGGGGAGAAGACAGCTTGCTGCGGTGAGGTGCTCGACCGCGACAGCCCGTATTTTGAACCGGTGGACGAACCCCTACTCCCCCCTCAGGAACAAAGCCGATGAGCGCCGAGACGGAAGACTGCGCCGACAAAAGCCTCGGTGCTGGCGGATCAATGAATGCGTCGGGACGGTTCTTTGCTGTCCAAGCACGGGTCGCGCCGAATGCTGAGCCCCGCATGGTGGGCGACCTGATGCTGACCCACCAGTGGAAGCGCGTCGAGTTCGAGCGGGGAGCGGTGGGCGTTCCCCATGGGCGACCCTGGCAATGGGGCGCCGAGGAATTGCGCCTGTTGTCCTGGCCTGCCGCACAGGCGCTGCGCTGGTGGTGGCTGGCCCAATACGACGCCGCCACCTTCGGCGCCCACGAAATCGAGACGCGGCTGGTGGAGCACGCGGTGAATTGGTCGGTTCAGAGCACGACCATCGCGGCCCACGACCCCACCAACGGCGACAACACCTGCCTGCCCCTCAAGGACCAGACCCATGGGTGAGAAGACACTGATCGAGAGGCTGCGAGAGATGTCGGCGTATCCCCGCACGCACTTCCACTACCTCGATGACGCGATGGCCGTCCAACAAGCCGCCGACTTGTGGACACCCTCCCCCAGGAGAAGACCAATGACTGAAAGGGCGACGCTAGAAAATACGTCTCTGTTGGACATCCTCATCAGCGAAGCCAGGCACCGGAAACTCTCGGCTGCTGAGACGCGGGAGCACGCGATCAACTTTGAAGTCGCGCGTGGCAAGATGTCGTGGATGGACGTGGAGGAGCGCCTTTCCGAGCGGTTCGGGTGGGAGCCATCCGTCTTCGACCGGATCAACGCCGCCCTCACCGAGAAGACCAATGGCTGAGAGCATGGTGATCGAGCGCATCGACGGATCGTGGATGGCCTATGGCCCGCGCGTCGGCGGCAAGCAGGTTGCCGTGGCAGCGCCGACCCGAGAGGCCGCTGTGGAGGGCTTGCGGAAGGTGCTGGCTGAGCAGGACGCCTCCCTCACCCAAGACACGGAGGGTTAGGGGTGGAACGCGACATGATCGGCGAAATCGCCGCAGAGCTGAAACTGTCCCGCCGCAAGGTGCTGGCCGTGCTGGACCTGTGGGACGCGAAGTGCGCAGAGCCGTCGGCCGAGCGCGAGACGTTCATCTTGGCTGCCAAGAACAAGGCGCTGAGCGACTTGCGCGGCGAGATGTTTCTGAAGCCCTATACCGGCCCGAAGCTCACCATCCGTCGCTAGATCCTCCTCACCGTCCTAGATGAAGAGGCTTGGCGGGGTAGTGCTAAGCCGGGGGCCGACCGAGAAACCCCAGTCCTTGCCCCCGGCTCGCGTCCAGAAGCCTAAGCCGCTGGAGGGGTAGATGCGGCGGCGGCGAGATTTGAACTCGCGAGCGACACGGAGCGTCCTGCTTCCGCACCGCTACCAGAACCACAGTGCCCAATGGACCTGTAGCGCCAGAACCTTCAGCCACTCAGACACGCCGCAGCGCCCTCTTATAGCAGGAAAGCCCCGCCCCTCCAACCGGAGAGACGGGGCCAGGATGCGGCGCCGGGGGACGGATGCGCCGGGTCTATCGGCAGGCGGCGACCTGATCCTCAAGCGCCTTGAGCCGGGCGTCTCGCGGCCCCCACCCAGCGGTCATCAACCGGTTGAACTCGGCAAGGTCGGGCGCGGCCCTCAGCGCGGGGAGCGGGTCTGGATAGACAGGCTTCGGAGGGAAGTCCTTCGGGACGCAGGCGACGGCCACGGGGACCTTCACCTCGACGATCTGCACCTTGGGTTCGACGGGAGCGGTCGCGCACCCAATGAGTGCGAAAAACGAACACGTCGCCAGAACATGTAAAGCAAACCGGGGTTTCGTTAACAGGTTCATCGGCTCATTTCCAAAAAGGCGCGGCGGGCGTCATCGGCCCGCGCACAGGCGTCAGACCCGAGCAACTGACGCGAGAGAAGGGCTGACGACATTTTCTCGGCTGCCACGGTCTCGGCACGGTTCACCTTCGCGGCTTTCGTGGCCTGGGCGAGCCTCGCGTCGCTGTCGGCCTGGATCGCGCTCACGGCGGCGTTCTGGCGGGCTATCGAGGCCTTCAGGGTGTCGGTGTTCGCCCGGCACATGGAAAGCCCGTCCTGGGCCGTCCTGAGGCTGTCCCTGAGCGCTGCGACCTCGGCCTTCCACTTCGGCGGCTTGCACGGCTGGCCCTTGATGCAGGCGCTGCGGTCGAACTGGTCGGCCTTGGCGTGGTTGAGGCGGGCGGTCTGAAGCCCGGCGAAGGCCATCAAGGCAGCCAGCGCCGCCACGCGCCAGTTCTTCAGGAGGAATGGTAGGACGACGGTCATTGCCAGCCCCCGGCGCGAAGGGCCACGTCGAACTGCACCGCATAGCCGGCGATCAGCTCGGCCCGGTCGGTCCCGTTGATGATCCGGCGCGCGTTGATGAATTGGGCCATGGTCGCGGGCTTTCCGTTCGCCGGAAGGAAGCTGTCGAGGCTCTTGCCGGTGAACCATCCCTCGGCCATTCCGGCTCGCATGATCCGGGCCGCGATGTCCTGGCGCATGGCGAGGTCGGGGGTCTCGATCAGGTCCTGGCCCATGCCGATCTTCTGGCCCGCCTTGAGGTAGTTGGCGCGGCCGGTGAGTTGGACGTAGCCGCGGCCGGCGAACCTGGCGCCATCTCCGGGCATGGTGTTGCCCAGCCGCGCCGCGACGTCGGGTCGCTGGCCGGCAGGATCGTACATCCGGGTGAAATAGGTCGCTCCGCCCATCTCCTTGATCGGCATCATCGTGTGGGCGGTTTCATGGTACGAGGTCGCCAAGCAGTAGGCGGTCTGCGCGACCCCCAGGCCCTCGCACGCCGCCAGGATCGACTCGCAGCCCGCCACCTCGCCGGGGTCGAGCGCAGGCCCTAGCAGCCCCTCGCGGAGCCGGTCGAAGAACGCCTTGGCATTGGTCAGGCTCACGCGGGTTCTCCGGGCTTCACGGTTGTCGTTGTGACGGTCTCGACCACGGCGGCGGGCTGGTCGTCCTGGTCGATCGAGGCGCTCACCCCGTCCTTGCCGCCGCGCAGATTGACGTTGAGGCCGGTCAGGGCCGCGAGCGCGACGAGCACCAGGAGGGCCGATGTCTCCATGCCCCAGAACAGCGCGTTAAGCTGCTGCGACTGGCGTTCCTCGGCCCAGGGGCCAAGCCAGATCACCAGGCCATAGCCGGCCATGAGGACGGTCAGGGCCATCGCGGCCCCGATCTGCGCCCAGATTTTCACCGGCGCGGCGCGCAGCACGGCGTCCCAGATGGAAGCGATGAGCCTACCCATGACCGAAAATCTTCCTGAGGCCGTCGATGCCGCCCGTGACCAGGCCGCCGATGAAGCCGACAATCGCCGTGGCGACCGCGACCGCGCTCATGACGCCGGTCATGAACCGCTCCAGCGCCGCGACGCGCTCCGGGAGCTTGTGATCCTCAAGGGCCTTCGTGCGAGCCCTCACGTCGGCGACGTCGCGGATTTCCTGCATGTCGTTCACCGCGCGGACCCCAGATGAGGACCGCGACCAGGATGGCGAGACAGGGCAGCGCGAACAGCAGTTGCGGCATCCGTCAGCCCCGGCCACGCACCACACGCAATCTGTGCGTAACCTAGCACACACAACCCCGAAGCGTAGAGCCAATCGAACGAGTAGCGCAGGGACGGATCGCCCCAGGTCCGTTCGGCCCAGTACACGGCGTGCAGCACCATCTGGACCACGATCAGCCGGTAGAGGAGTCGCTTCCACGCCTCCGGCTGGGACCTCCAGCACAGCCACGCCGCCAGACCGACCGCGAGATCGACCAGGGCGAACAGCCACACCGCCGACCCCCACGGCTCCACGCCCACGAGAAGCTGGTACATCGCCCACGAGCCCAGGAGCGCGACGGATAGGGTCACGGCGTCGCTGTGCGGCCGAACCCGGCTGTTGAGCGACCACGCGGCCATGCAGAGCAGGCCGGAGAGGATCGACTGGGCGCCCACAGTCAGGGGACCGGGGGTTTGTCGATGGGCGACATGGGCTGAATGTCGCCCCGATCCGCCGCCATGGTCGCCAGCTTGGTCAGGTGATGGTGCGCGCGAACGGCGTGGTGGATGGCCGTCGCCTTCTCGTCGCCCTCGGGGAGCGTTTCGAGCTTGGCTTCCAGGTGGTCCATGCCGACTTTAAGCAGAACGGCGATTTGGTCAGGGGTCATGCGGGGGTCCTATTGGCAGTCGGGGTCGATGGCAGGCGGCTTGAGGGCGTTGAACAGCGCCACATTGCCGCAGACGGTGTTGCGCTCGCCCGTGACCGTCACCCGAGCCGCGTCGCGCTGAGTGTCCAGCGTGCGGACGTGGTTGTTCCTCACGACGCTGTCGCGGGCCTTGATGAGCGTGATCGCGTTGGACTGACCGGCGATGTAAGCGCGGTTCTCCTCGATCAGGATGCGGTCGTAGCCGAGGCCGGTGGACGTGAAGCCGTTGAAGCCCTGCGTCTGTCCGTAGGCGAAGTTATAGCGGATCGTGATGTCGGAGGTCGGCGGCTTGGTGGTGTCGGCGCTGTCGAGCTGGACGCAGTCGGGGTGATTGGCGCCGATCAGCTTCGTGCCGAGGCAGGTCACGTATTCGACCACGCCCTTGCGGCAGGACTTGATGTCAACGCCGTCCCATCCCTTGTCGGTGATGCCTACGCCGCGGATCACGAAGTCGGTGGAGTTCTGGCAGATCACGGCGACCTTCAGCTTGTCGAGCCGGGCGTTGGTGAAGGTGAAGTCGGTCGTGTCGCGGAAGCTGGCCCCGTGGTTTGTCCAGCCGTCCGAGATGGTCACGCCGTCGATGTGGACGCCGGAGCCTCCGGTCACGTAGATGGTCGGGGTCCAGTGGTCGAGCTTGCGCGGATCGAAGACACCGTCCTTCCAGTTGAGGCCGGTCACGCCGTCGATGCGCAGGCGGGCGATGGAGGCTTGGCCCGCGTCGATGCTGAGCGAGGCGGCCCCCTTGGGCACGGTGATGATGCCATATTCGCCGGGGGCGAGCATGACCGTGTCGCCGGCTTGAGCCGCGGCGAACGTGGCCTTCACGGTCGAGGGCGTGGCGAACACTGTGGCCGCGTGGGCGTAGCCGCCCAGGACCAGCAGGGCGAGGCAGGCGAGGATGAGGCGCATGGGGTGTCCGTTCATGGTTAGAGGCCCCACGACGTCGCGGCGTAGGCCATGCCGTACTGCGGGGTGTCCGCGCCGAAGACCCAGCGTTGATAGCCCGTGGCCGTGACGTGCAGGCCGGTGTTGTAGACTGTGGCGTTGCCGGCGTCGGTCGAGTTGGCGAACTGCGTCTGGCCGCTCAGGGTGATCAGGCGGGGGTTTTCAACCTTCAGCTCAGCCGCCGAACATCCGGTGTCGGTGAAGAACTGCGGGTCGATCAGCTTCGTGGCGACCGCCGACAGCACGGTTTCATCCGCGCCGATGGACACCGCCAGCGGGCAACAGGGGATGACCCGGATGCTGCGCTGACGCAGGCCCGTCGTGACCGTGTTGATGTAGGCCACTTCCGCGTCGTAGATTTGCTGCGCGGTGAGAAGCGACGTGTGAGCGTCGTTGCGCCCGACGTGATAGCAGACCGTCCGGCCGCCCGAGAGCTTGGGCGCCGTGCCGATGCTGTCCGCCGTGTCGCGGCCCGTGACGAGGTCGGCCACAGTATAGCCGGAAATGCCGACGTTGGTGACACGGGTCGAACGCTTGACCGCCAGGGGGTGGCCGGGCTCGGTGAGCAGTTGCGCGGGGCTCGCGCTCGGGACCGACGTTGTGCCGCCCATGATGCTGTCGCCGGTCAGGCAAAGCTCATCGGTCAGCGGGATGATGTCGGACCAGTTCGCCAGCATGGCGGCCACTTGAGCGTCGGCCTGCGCGTCGCTCAGAAGCTGGCTACCCCCAGCGACCTCGTAGCAGTCGCCCTGGTACCAGGAGCCCGAGTTGTAGTTCGGGGCGTCGGATTTCGTGCCCGGCGCGTTGGGGTATCGGAATAGCTCAGCGCCCGACATGGCGCCCGCATTCGTGGCTTGCAGGGCAAGATTGATCCCGACGCCGTTGATGTAGATCCGCTGGCGGGACGCGTTGACGAACACGGCGCACAGATGCAGCCCGCCATGGGTGGCGAGGTTGGCGTAGCCGGTCCCGGTGCTCGCCAGGACGTTCGACGCCTTGAGGTAAGGAATGGGGGTCTTGCCCGAGCCGTTCGTGGAGAGCAGGGCCTTGCCGCCCGTGTTCGCCGACGCTGCGGTGCCGGCGTCCACGTTGCCGCCGCCGAAGATGTCCATGCCCGCCAGGGTCTTCGGCATCCGCATGATCGCGCAGAACCAGAAGGACCGATGCGTGACCGTGACAGAGGTCGGGATGTTGAGGTATTCTGTCCCCAGAACGCGCATGAGCGGGCGCGGCGTGCCGCCAGGGCCATAGACTTCGTTCGTGATCAACGGGCCGCCCAGAGACGACCCCGACACCCCAGCCGTGCCGTGGTTGCCGTTGCCGGACTGGTCGTTGATCGTGGTGATGCGCCCGGAAGACGACGTGACCCCGTAGGCCGCGTGATAGTGCCAGGTCGCAGCTTGAGGCCAGACGGTAAGCGCGGAGCCGGCGATGGCGGAAGACGTGTTGCGGGTTGCTCCGAGCGCAAGGGCATGGGCGAACATTGGCGCTCCTAGGCGGGCGTGCTAATTTCAGGGGATGGAAGAGACGACCACGCCGCTGCTGACGCGGTTCGATGCGGACGAGTTGGCCGCGCTCAAGCGGTTCATGGCCGAAGAAGGCCACTCAGATGCAGGGGCCGTGGTCCGGCTTCTCGTGCGGGACGAGCTGATCAGGATGGGGTTGCTGGGTGTCCGATAAGCCGAAGACCACGGACGCCGAGTTTGAGGTGATCTATGACCCCCGGCCCCGGCGGCTCCCGTTCTACCGGAAGCCCATTCCCCTGCCGTTCGGCCTGCAAATCATCGCCGAGCCCGTTCTTCAGTGGGCGTTGCTGGCGGTGATCGTGCTGCTGCCAATCGCCGGATGGGCGACAAGCGCGGCTGATATGCCGCTTAGTCTGCCTTAGGGATGACCTGAACCAAACAGCCCCTTGACAGTAGATCCGCCCGCCGTGATGGCAGGGAAACCCCGCTTCGGGATGGCGCGATAGCTTTCGATGGCCGCCGCCATTTCCTGCGGTGACAGCATGAGCGTTTCGCCGGCCTTGTCTCGGGCCGCAGTATCCATGAACCGCGCCTTGCCTAGCGTACCTTCATATCCCGCCAAGGCCTTGCGCCCTAGGAAACTGGCGCCCGCGCTCAAGGGGTTTCCCTTGCTCTTGATGAGGTCGCCGCCGAACTCCACGAGAGGGTTTCCGCCGCCTTCCTGCATCCGCATGGCCGCCGCCATCTCCGACGTGACCGACCCCGCCCCCGGTGCATAGCGGCCCTCGAAGGCGGCCATATCACCGTGCAGTTGCGCGAAGTCGATCAGGTGTTGCGCACCTTCGCGACCAAGGGCCACCGCCAGCTTGGCGCGGACGCGGGGGGTACGGAGCAGCTTGGGGTCGAGCTTGCCGTTCTGGGCGAGATCATAGAACCTGTTAGCGATCCCTCCCTTGTAAGCGTCACGCTCGCCCTCCGACATTTTCCCGAACTTCTCGGTGATTTGCCGTTCCGTGAGGTTGGGATTGAATACGTCACGCCCGCCATTGCGGAAGGCGGTGTCTGCGCTGAGATAGTCGCCAGACGCCGCCAAAGCGCGACCGTAATCTGGGTTCGCTTTGACAAGCTCGCTGCGCATGTTGTTCAGCGTACCCAGGATCGCCCGGCCCTCTTCGTCCAAAACCAGCTTTCCAGTGGTCTTGTCGCGATAGGTGTTCAGGATGTCGTCCAGGCCGCGCTTCACGTAATCATAGGTGTGGGCGCTGGGACGCTCCACTTGGATCATCACGTCTTCCAGCGGGACAGGACCATGCGAGGTGTCCACGACCTCCCGCGTCATGGATCGCCCGCTACCAAGGTCGAACTGCGCGGTGCGCTTCGTCTTGATTTCTTCAGGCGTACCCGCGCGCTTGACAACACGGAAGCCCAGATCGTTCGGCTCCCTGCCCTCTTCCGCCGCAATCCGCATCGCACGGGCCATTGCGCGCTGCATCGAAGGGCGAGCTTCCAGAACCTGGAGTTGGGGGCTGTCAATCGGGCCGCTCGCATACGCTTTTTCGTAGAGCGGGGCGGCACGAACGCGGCCCGCATCGACAAGCGCCTGCATGTCGCCCGCCGCCGCCTCGGGCGAGACGCCAGTGGCCTTTGCAAACGTGGTCAGAAGCTGATCAGGGCGCCCCTGACGCCGTGCGAAAACAGCCGTGTTCAGGTTCTCGCCGGTTGCGCCTTCCTGGCGAGCCAGGGCGCCCAGACCGGCCTTCCCCGGCTGTCCAAGGGCTTCCGCGCCCGTAAGCTGCGGATCGGCCCCACGGACGGCTGCAAGGTCGGTCTTGCCTGCAACCCTGTTCACATAGGCCAGCGCCTGGTCATCGACCTTGGGGATTGCGCGGGGCTGGCTGGTGAAGCGGGAGTTAACCGCGGCCCCGCCGCCGAGGCCGCCGACAATCCCCGCGATCTGCTGAGCCTGCTCATCCCCGCCAAGTGACGAAACAATGTCGGTGAGCCCTTGGGCGCCCACGGTCGGCCCCGCGACGTTCGCGATGCGCTGCGGGATTGACCCGGGCGCGAGAGCCGCCGGCGCCATCGCCATGCCGGTCTTGGTCCAGCGGCCCGCCGCCGTTTGCGGCGTGTAGTTCTGGCCGGCGGCGTTGGTCAGCAGCTCGCCTGTCGGGCTACCAGGCGCAGCCGTCTCCGAGGGGTTGATCTGGGGCAGCTTGCCGCGCGTGAGGTCCATGAACCCCTCGCCCACGTCGGCGGCTTGGCGGATCATGCGCAGCGGGACGTCCGCCGGATTGAATTGGCCGCCGATCTGGGCAATCGAACTGAAAAGCCCCGACATCCCCGACTTCGCTACATCCGTGGCCGTGCTGACGGGCTCGGCAGGCGCACCAGCAGCGCGCGCACGGGCGGTCGCAATGGCAATGGCCCGCTTCTGCTCAAGCGTCATTTCCACAGGGCGCGCTCCTCAGGCGTCATGCTCGCCCACACGGCAGGTTCGACGCCAGCGGGAGGCCTCCCTTGAACCTGTGGGATCGGCCCCTTGGGGCGAGCCTGGGGAGCGCCTTTCACCGCGAGATCAGGGCGCGGAATGTGCTTCGCCGACCAATCACCCCACCACGCCTCGTAAGACTGCCCTTTGGCGTTTCGCGCAGATGGCGAGCCGAGTTTTTCGGTCCAGGCGTTCAGGCCGGCCTCATATTGCGTGGCGCGGCGCGAGGACCAGCGCATCAGATCGACCACGTTCTGGTTCTCAGGCCCCCAGTTCTTAGGGCTCACCTGTTGGCTACGGAGGAACGCGACATCCCGGTCAGACATCGGCCCCTTCAGCTTGCCGAGGTCGCCGAACACGCCCGCGTTTCCCAGGCGGTCCAGCGCCTGAATGTCCGTTCCATATTGGTGGTTGCTGAGGGGGTTCCAGTTGCTGCCCGCAGCGGCGATACCGGCGCCAGGGCCGGTAGCGGTACGCCTCAGAATTTGCTGGATCTGATCAGCGTTGGCCGAAGTCTGGCCGGCGGTCATCACCGCTTCGCTGGCGGCGTCCATCTTCGCCACGTCGGACTTGGCGCGCTGGGCGGCGATGGCGTCGCTATACTTCTGCGTATGGGTCGCAGCCGCATAGGGGTTGTTGAAGTCCGATTGCGGAATGATCTTCCCGCCTCGGAAGACGACGGGCGTTCCGTCCTTGGCAATTCCGGTTTGACCTTCATAGGGCATGGTCGGCCTCCCCTAGTTCCACGTCACGTCGTCGTTCTTGTAGGTCTTGCCGCCGCCAGCTCGCCCGCGCTGCGGCATGGGCCGGGCCACCACGGCGTCACGGCGCGCGCCGGTCAGAGCGCCTTGGCTTTCAAGATAGCCCGGCGCCCATTCCCATCGGTTCGTCTGCGGGTTGATCTGGCCGGGGGTGGTGTTGGGCCTGGCGGGGTATTCCTGCACCATCTTCGGCTTCTGGCCGGGTGCGATTTCGTAGATGCCGTTCGGACCCTCAATATAGCGGGTTTCGGGCGGCTTCGGGGGTTGCCCCGCGCGAAGCATTTCAATGATCGGCCCGATGTTCTCGCCGGCCTGTTGCGCCTGGAGAAGCACTTGCTGCACGCGCGGATCGCTCAGGCTCGGCATCTCGCCGCCCTGCGGCATCTGCGGCATCTGCGGAACCGGGGGCGGCGGGCGCGCCGTGACCTGCGCAAGCGACGGCGCGGAGGGGTCGCCCATCATGGCGCCCGTCACCATGTCCGACACGCGGGGCGGAACCGGCATGGACGCGGCGAACCCGCCTTCGTCCGCCATCGGAGCCGTGCGCTGACCGCCGAAGAGGCCCATGATCTGCTGCTGAGCGGCCTGCTTGCGCGCCAGCATCTGACGCTGAAGCGCCATCTGCTGCATCGCCATCATGTTCTCGGAACCGCCCGACGACATGTCCTTCAAGCCCGCGCCGAGGGTCTGAAGGCCTTCCGGCGTGGTGTAGTATTTGCCGATGGTCCCAAGCGCGGAACCGAGCTTACCGAAAAAGCCCATCAGAGCGCCCCGTAATTGACTTCGAGGAAGCCGCCCGAACCCATGCGGACGGCGTGGGGGTCGGTGCGCATGACTTCCTGCGCGATGACGCCGCGATGGCGTTCCTTGTGGCCCCGGTAGCGGTAGGACACCCAGCGGCGGCCCTTTTCGTCGTGGCCTAGCGTCTCGATGTCGGTTTTCGCGCGCTCGTCGGACATCAGGAAACCGGCGCCGGCCAAGCCGCCAGCCGCAGAGCCGCCGAGAGCGCCCGCAGCAAGTCCGCCCGCCGTGGCGCCCAGCCCACCAAGGCCCATCCCCAACAGCGATGCGCCGCCCGTGAAGGGGGCCGCCGCCATCATGGCGAGCGTCCCCAGCGCGCCCATGGGGTCGGAAGTCTTCGTCGTGCTGCTGGACGTTCCGTTCATCGTGCCGTCCGATGTCTGGCCGGTGAACAGGTTGTAGGGAAGGCTCTGTTGCAGGCCGGCTCGGGCCGACAAGAGGCTGATCGGGGCCGACAGGCGCTGTTGCTCGATGGCGCGCATATCCGAGCCGAGCGCGGCCTGCGTGCCGACATTGGCGCGGTTGTTCGCGTCGCCCGACAGCAGGGCCTGGAGACGCTGCGCCGTGGTGTTCTGGGACAGGTTGGCGTTGGCGAATGAGGCGTCCTGACGACGGCCCGCGTCCATGTTGGACAGGCTGGCGCCCGTGTTGAAGGCCCGGTCGCGCAGACCCGCCTCGGTGGACGCCCGGCCAAGGCCGCGCTCAGCATCGGTCATAGATTGGGTGATAGCGGCACCGGAACCGCCGAAAGCTCCCGAGCGCGCCAGATCAAGCGACTGCTGCGCCTTGGTGCGGCCCGTGTCCTGATCGTAGCCCGCCAGGGTCGTGTTCACCACGTCGTTGGTGTAGGGGCTCATATAGTTGCCAAGGCCGTCCAGAAGGCTCGCGGCCTGCCCCTGGGGGCCATCGCCGGTCGTCAGCTTGGCCCAGGCCGCCGGGTCGATGCCGAGGCTTGAAGCCCCCTGCGTCGCCTGCTGTTGCAGCGCGTTGGGACCGGACACCAGCGAATAGGGGTCGAGCTGGCCCAGCTTGCCGATGTCGCCCGACAGGCCCTGGACGCTGTTTGTCACCCAATCCGGGTTCGTCGGCGTCTGAACCGTGTGCGTTTGCTGGTTCTGGGTCGTGGTGGTTTTGGATTTCTTGCTCATAGAACCTTCCTCAACACGCCCTCACCTCTGAAGCCGTAAGGGGCGAGAACGCGTTTCCAGCCTCGCCGACCGTCAATTGTCGCTTCAGTGCAGCCCATCATTCGGCCCCAGGCGGCGATACCGGGGGTCAGGCTGACGATTTCCTTCAGGTCTCCCCCGGCCAGCCAGACATGCAGGCTGCGGGGGTTCTGGGTGACTTCCGTGACCATGGCGCAGTTCTCACCGAGCCAGAGTTGAGCGGTTCCGTTCAAGATGCGCCCGGCGACTTCATGTTCCGGGTCGTCGGTCATGGCGGGGAGGAGAAACCCCCTCGCCCGGTTCCACTCAGCGGCCACCCG